TTCCCATACAACCAAAACACCGGTTTTATCTTCAGTATTTTTTGATATAGGAAATTCCATTATAGGTAGCTTATTAGTAGTTTCTACCGCAACTTCTCCTTTAGCATTCCTGTAAATATCAAGGAACTCATATGGATATTCTTTCTCTTCTATCCTTTGATTTTGAGCTGATATAAGATGTCCAGGAAAAAGAGAAACACTTCTAAAATCAAATGCTTCTTTTATATTTCGAGGATGCTGAGATATGCGCAGTTGATATTCCTGGGGATCTAGTTTTTGTTTCCAATCAGCAAATTGTATATCTAGTGCTTCTAAAGCTTCCTCTACTTTAGAATTACCATACTTATCTACATAGGGTGGCATAGACCACTGCTCAGGAATAAATAGACCGGTTGTTCCAATTGTACCTTTATCATCTATAAGATCTGAAAACACTGCATATATATCATTGTCTTCAGGGTGCATGATTAGCTTTTTTAAAGGATCACATTGACTGAGATCACCCACAGAACCTGCTGCTATGAATGTACCTGTAGTAATCATACCAGATCTAAGTGCCGGTCTTAGATACTCATATGTTTGATTCATTTTAGGGGCGATACCAGCTTCCTCGTGGAAGAAGTATTTAGTAGGACCACCGACACCTGTTGTAGGACTTTTCTCAAAAGACATAGCCTGGATTACACCCTTAAGACCTAATTCACTTTTTCTTTTTTGACCACCTACAAAATTTACAATCTCAATCTTTTGTTGCCAGAACATTGCTTTGTCTGGATTCATGGGTCTATACCAAGCAGTATGTTTGTTTAGGAATGACTCATATTCATTAAGGAATTTCCAGCTACCTTTCTCATTGATATAGTCCTTGAGACTAGCTCCCATCTTTAGGGTAACCCCTTCCTCAAACCATATCTGGTTTATAAGCTTTCCACAATGAAAGTATGAACTAGCAATCTGACGTTTCTTTAAAATAGCACAGTGTTTATAGTCAAGCTCTGCTAAGAGTTCATACAGAGCCATATGATACTGTGCATCCCTTACATCAGCAAACCCATACCTTTGTATTTCTTTGTTGAAAATAGGAAGGAAATTTAACCACATGTAATAATCCCTGGATATATACCAGGTTTTACCATTTGATTTATATATAACACCCTTCCTACATTTCTCTTTTTCTGTATCCCAAAACTTTATAAAGTCTTTAGTACCTGATGGTGCTATACAGTAAAGTCCGTTCTTATCAAATAGTTTAGCCTGTTCATTAAATTTCTCAGATACTTCATCAAATTCATATTTCCCAGGTTCTTTGAAAATAGATTTACAGAACTCATAAAAGTCTTTTCTGCTTTCAAAGTCCGTATAACTCCATTCTCCATTTTCATAGGTGGGAATATGTTCGTAGATTTCAGTACTCATTCAGTAACTTAAGTATTTCATTTAGAGCCTCATGTCTATGATTCTCCGTAAGAATTATCTTATTAACAAATTCTGATTTTTCAATCTTGGGGATATCGTGAATAGCAGAATCACTCTTTATCTTAAGGTCTATCTGTTGCAGGTCACCGGTAAAAATCATAATAGAACCCTTACCTAATCTACCTACACACATTTGTAATTGTGCTTTGGTTAAGTTCTGAAATTCATCTACAATACATACAGCGTTTTCAAAGGTTCTGCCCCTAAAGTGGCTAAGAGAAACAAGCTCAATAGCACCTTCTTCTTCCATTTTAGTTAGAATATCAGGTTTGTCATATACCTTTCTCATATTAGACCTGATAGGAACTAACCACGGTTCCATTTTTTCTTTTTCAGAACCAGGAAGAAACCCATTATCTTCAGTAGAAACTGTAGGTCTAGCGATAATAATTTTATTAATCCTTCTTTTAAAATACATATCTAAAGCTATCTGTACCGCTACAAGTGTTTTACCACTCCCTGCAAAACCTATTAGAAAGTTATAGGGTTTGCTCATGATTAATTCTTTAGCTCTTTTCTGTTCTTCAGAAAGAGTAATTGAGAACTTAATCTCCCCTTTCGGAGCTGTCTTTTCAATGTTTGATTTGCTCATGATATAAAGATAAATAATATCTTATACTTTTAAAACTTCTTTTTATCAATTTTGATCATATGCTAATCCTTGCCCACCACGTACTTGACTTTTTTGTTCATCTTGAAGATCTTTGTAGGCACCCTTGTAGCTCTCTCTAATCTGTTGATATTTTGCAGCAGCATTCACCAATGCAGTAATATTACCATCTCGACCATCAGTTATCATTGTTGTTTCCATATAAGTACCTAATTTGTCTAGCATTTGTTTAATTCCTTTATATGCTCTGGATGTAGGTGTTTCATACATATTTGAACAAAACTTAATAGCAGATACAATATCGGCATCATCTGTTGAAAAATCAGCTTCAATTTCCTCTAATATAAGCTCTTCCTTATCTATATCAGCAATATTAAAAAATGGATTAATATCAGGATTGGGACAAGTCATATAAAAAAGATACTGGTAAATTTTTAAATAGTCTTCAGGATAATTATCCATTATTTTTTTTAAGGTTGCCAAAGTATAGCAATGTTCCGTAGGAATGACAATGCCATTCTGTATATCAAATAGTTTTACAATCATTTTCTTTCAAGGCTTATATTTTTACAAAATCTTAATTCTTTATTGTTTAATGTCCATATTTCACCATCATCCATAGCACAGGTAAACAATAAGTCATGTTCCTGGCTATAGTCTATGACTAAGAAAGCGTAACCTTCCATTTGATCAGATACTCTTTTAATAGGTATCATAGGGTCAAGTTGAAGCATCATAAAGACATGTGGTGAATTATAGAAATAACCTCTTTTTTTAAATAAGGTAGCTCATATCTTTCAATATTTTTAATAATAGGGTTTCCTTCTAAATCTAGTTTATAAATTTTTTTACCATCTTGATCAACCCCATCATCTTCAAAAATAACATGGTCTAAAACAAGCTTACCCGGTTTAAGTCTAGGATTATGTTTAATAATCATATACATGTAAAGACTAAGTTGAAGAGCATAGTGATTATAGTTACAATCATCAAGATGAGATAAAGGATAGAACATCTTTTTAGAGATACCCTCCCAGTTTTTGTATGATTCTAATTTAATCTCTTTATTTGTTTTATAATCATACACATCTACCTTACTATTTAATACCTCTACCCTATCTGACTGTCCACAGATGCCGGCAGATTTTAAATAAACAAAATGCTCAGGATATATACCATCTTTTAACTTTTGATTAGGAGCTATTTTAATCCCATCTAATTCAAGAGATTTAAAAATTTTAAGATCCTGCCCGTCTCTGCTAATAGTATCACAACCAAGTATATCAGATTCTCTTTGATTATGGTACCAGGTTCCTAGATTGATAGCTCGGTCTGACTCATTCTTCCAGGCTTCTTTGATATCTTCCGGAGACATGCCATACCATTTACTCTTTTTATTTTTAGATGACTTCTCAGCTATAGCATCAGCATCAAAGTATTCTTTAAATTTAGATATAACACTAGTAACACTGGTCCATTGAATGTTTTCAGATGGGTCAATGCTTACATATTTATGTTCGGTGGGTAAAAATTTAACTGGCATTTTCTTCAAGTTTTTGATTAAGTTTTTGTTCTTCTTTTTCAGTAAGAACAGCTTCCCATTTACCTGCTTCACATTTAGATGATAAAGACCTTTGTAAAAACTGTAGTGAGCAACCGCATACGCCACAGCAGGGTTGAGTTCCGGGAGCAAAACATTTGTCGCCCCCTCTGTCAATATCATCACAACTTTGACATATTTGATTCCTTTTTTCTGCAATCTCTTCAACATGCTCTGTTTTAAATATAGAGTTTTTAATACCCTCAAGTATTTTACCCTTTTTCTTCCAAACCTCCAATAGTGTTTCCATATTTTTCACTTTTGATTTTTTTACGTCTCACATCTTCTTCTTCTAATTGCTTTTTTGTTTTTTCTAGAACAACAAGTCTATCAGACAGTGCTTGATATCTAGGGTAATTAGAAAAATTTGGTTTATTAAACTTATTTATCAATGCTTCATACTTTTGAATAGCACTCAATAATGTTTTCTTTCTAACCTGAAAAACTCCAATATTTTCTATGTTTATTCTACAGTATGATACGGATGTTATGGATTTTCTGACATTTGTCCAGTAGAAGTCAATAACATCATTTACTAAAGATTCCTCCAAATCCAATTCAGAGTACAAATCTTTTAATATAACTTTAGATTTCTTTGGATTCAATTCTTACAATTTTATAATCTAAAAGGATATTCCCCTCAGTTTGTATTTTTAAACTGGGATTGATTCTAATCTTTTTCTTGCTAGACCCTTCCTTTAAAATAAGATCTCTTTTTTCTGCTTTGGTTACAGCATTTCTTACAGATTGACTGCTGCCAAAAATTTCTTTACTGGCAGCAGTCTTGCAAAACTCTGTAAGTTCTCTCTCACCAGATAATGCTAAAAGGGTTAAGCAATTTAGATCAAGGCTAGAAACAGGTATATCATTTAAATTACAATGTACAGATATCTGAAACTTGGTGATATCCCAAATCTCCATTCGTATACGTTTCTGAACTTGATTTACAATAGCCATTGTTGGTTTATTATAGCATTACACTTTCTTGAGATTTTTTTTAGGTCTCTCTTCTTTAGGACCTTCATCTTCCTCATTAGATGGAGGAGTGTTTAGTTGAGCTTGTCTGATCAGTGCTACCATACGTTTAAGTCGATTTTCTTCAATGTCGGCTGATAATGACTCAAACTCAAGTTGCACCTTCATAAAGTCAATCTGCTCTTTATAAAAGTTTATCATCTCTTCTGTTTTAGCCTTAAGCTCCTCTGCATTTAGCTCACGCTCCTCTGGGAATTCTGCATTTTCAATCATTGTCTTGTTGTTTATGTTTTAATTTATATACGCAAATATATATATATAAGTTTAAACTTCCAAAAGTTAAATAAAAACCCCCAGACTTTTCTGAGGGCTTTTACGTACACATAAAACATAACTAACACACAATTATAACATAACGTCAAACAAAACACTAAATTATGATTGCTTTTTAGCTTTAATGTATCCTGTAAGTTCTGCAAGAGCAGCGTTCATGGCAGTAATGTGGGAAGATATAGCATCAATTTTAACATCTATTCTTTCATTAGCAGACTTTTGCTCCTCCCTAATTTCGTTTATTCTAGCATAAATGTTCTGTTCTTTTTTACCAAAGTCTTCTTTAGTTTCTTTTAAAGATTGATTTAGTGTAGACATATCTCTAGAGTGGTGTTCCTGCATGTTAGTAAAGTTTGTTGATAGTTTATCAACAGCACGTTTAAGGGTATAGTATAAACCAGAGAGAGACGCTACCCCTGCTACTATTGTAACCACATCTCTAGTTTCAAATAAAACTGTAGCTGATTCCATAATTCTTTAAGTACAAATAAACATATGATATAATATAGTACTAAAAGCGGAGCTTACAAAATAAAATTACAGGTATGCTAGAACAATAATAGTAACAGTGAAACCTACAATTATCCCGGACTCAATGATAGCAACTGTTTTCCAAAAAACTAGTTTCCTAGAAATTTTCTTAAAGAGTTTTTGGTGCTCCTCATACTTTTTTTTAGCTGTCTCTATTGCTCCGGTATCCCCTACTCTAATAGCTTCAACTATCTCAGCTTGCAGATCACTAAGCTCTAAAACTTCTTCTAATAGTCTAACCTGCTTTCTTAAACTTATAAGTTGTTCTGTATGCACATTATATGCTGAATGATAGTATTCTTCAGCGTTAGACATCTTAAGAACAACCCTAAACTCCTCACCATCAAGACATATCGTTGTGTCTTTATTTAGGTATATCGTAGTACCCTGTATCTTCCCTGAGTTTCCATTCTTGGAGTTTTTCTGTTGCGAAAGGACTCTTGACGTTACTGATAATAATAGGAATAGTGTCAATAAAAGTCTCATTGTTTTCATAATAGTTGTTGATTTGTTTAAGTTTTTCAACAGTTTTTGTTTCATTTGTTTTTTCTATGATTAAAGTATCAATTAGTTTCTCTTTCTTTTCTTGAGATACTTTGTACAATGTATCAAGTTTAAACTGCATTTGCTCAATTGCTTCTACTTTCTTAGAATCGTTACAACTTTTATAAAAAAAGATTGTACCTAGAATAGTTAAAACCATTACTAGTAAAAGTTTTTTGGTTATCTGTGCGCTTTTGCCCATCTTGTAATATGTATGTTTTTGTTTAAAGGTCTGATCTTTATGTAAACACCATCACCTGATCTAGAATCTCTAGCACCCCTTTCGTTTGTATTTCCTTCTATGGTCCTTACAGAGTACTGTCCCACAGCATCTACTAAACCAGTATGACCAATGTTTTTAAATCTGCCTTTACCGGCATCATTATAACTAAGAGTCATTACCAATACATCCTTGGAATTAAACGATTTGTAGAACTTACCGTTAGTATAGACTACATCCTTACTATTATAAGCAGTCGGTGCCCATCCATTGATAGTATTTGGTATATCGCATTCTTTAAGCATAGCCATTACAAAGAAGCTACACCAGGCGTATCCAGGTTTCCACCCAACATCCACCATTAGGTTCTTTAGTTCTCTACTGGTAAATCCTTTGTTATTCCCTCCTTTTTCTTTTACTCCAACATAGTAGCTTGCGGTAGCCCTGACACAGTAACCGTCATGAGCAACCACACTATTAAGAGGAATAAAACTAAAAATGAAAAGTAAACAAATAAATATAACGTGATTCTTTGCCATACTGTTAATTGATTTTTAATGTGATCTTTAATTTCTGAAGAGTAAAAATATTTTTGCAAACCCCTGAAGTTAAAACGCATACCCAGGAATACTATAAAGTTAGCAAAAATTAGTATAAATGCAGCCATAAATACAATTTGTATGTATTCTGTTGATATCAAAGCAGCACCAAAATACTCAAGTCCGTACTTACCAGATAGAAAAAAAGCAATAAATGCTAGGGGAATACTCCATACACCATCATACATTTGAAGAGAGTGTGTGATTTTTTTAAATAGATTTTTCATTATATAGATTGGTTTGTTTAATTAAGATAGTAAATATTCGTTATCTGCAAGTCCTAAAAAGTTTAAATCTTTTAATATTTGTAAAACATACCTCTTAGACTTTTCTCTCATGGTTAAGTATTCATTTGCTTGAGGCTCAACTATAATGTCATTTAAATCAGAAACATAAAAGACAAAATTGTTTTGAAGACCGTCAACAAAGAAAGGGATCTCAATATCTTCCGGATTAGTAGCAGAATACCTAAGTCTTACAATACATTCACCTTCATCTTTTACAAGCAAGCTTTGTTCAAGTGATCTTAATGCTTCTAACTCTGCTAAATAAAAGATCCTAGTTGCCCCAGTAGATGTATTTACCTGTTGTTGTTTGGTCGCAATCTGATTTAGAACATCTAAATATTCTGGAGTTTCTGGAGAAACCATACGATATCCACCGGTCAATTGGAAGTCATCAATATGAATATTTAATGTACAGTTTTCAACAGCTGTAAGTGATAGAACAGGTATCTGTCTTAATATTTGTATCATCGTGTTGTTACTATTTTAGTTTTTTGCCCTGAATAATCTATCCACATCGTAGGTCTTGCCACGTTGGTTGCTTCATACCATATTGATCCTAAACCTGCTGTAGGAAGTTGTGTCCTTTGTCCAATATATTGATAAACACCGTTATTTCTTGAATAAAAGAAATCAAAAACAGAATTGGCTACATCAAAATAAATAGCAAAGTTATTATAGTTATTTACACACTGAGAAATAGGTATCCCCGAATCTAAACCGTTTGCTGCAACATTTGCTGCTCCACCTGGTCCTGAATATATAAAAAAGTTAGTAGATGCGTTGGCAATACCAGAATCAGACGCAAATCCAAATACAGCCCCGTTGCAAACTCCTGTATAAAATCCTCCTGCTGCAGAAGCAAAACCTCCTATTCCCAAAGCCAAACGACCAAATGTAGATATAGAAGCACTTAAAGCAATACGATTAACAGTAAGTACAGGAGTGCTGGTACCAAGAACAAAATAACCTCCATTAAAATTAGCAATTATAGATGAGCGTGTGGTTGCAGCTGGTTGCATGGATATTAAACCTATTTGAGATAATCCAGAAGAAGCAACCCCTGTGTTTGTTAAATAAAAAGAATTAGATGATTGATTTGCAATAGCACCTAACCAGCCTGTAAAATCATCAAAAACATCCCATCTTTGTTTCTCAATAAGATTCCATCTACTATTATAGTAGATACACAGAGCTGCCTCATTAGGCATAACAAAACAAGCTATACCATCCAGAGTCCTAAAACGATTACCTACAGAACTATCGGTACTTTCACTCTCTAATATTATAAGACTGTTGGATGAGTTACTAATAATCATTGTTCTACCATTAGTACCACCAACAACTCCAGAACAAATAGCATATGCCGCTCCAGAATAATTAATAACAGTAGCTTTACCGGTACCCAATGAAGCATTCCAGGAATCATTCCAACCTGTTAATGACAAATTGTTTTGTTTACCGGTGGTTGTCCATGAAATAAGATTAGGAGAAAAAGCTCCAATCTGAGCTGACAAAGCATTTGCCGCATCAAGTGAAGGTAAAACTAAGTTCTCACCTACCGAAGGAGCAGTAATAGTTACCTTATCAACTGATCTAGCAGCTTTTATCATCTGACCCACTAGGTCTACTTCATTGACAGTACCTGAAGTACCTAAAGCAACACCCTCATCTTCCCATTGAATTGGTACTTGACCACCAGCTACTGTCCAAGCTCTATCTGCTGATAGGTCATAAGTAACCCCATTAATAGTTAATGTCCTAGTAGTAGGTACCTTAGTAGCTAATCCAGTATCTACGTAAGTTTTTATGGCAGATTGAGAAGGAACTACAATATCACTATTAAGTGACAGAGTAGGGTCAGTATCAATCGGGGTTCCTTTTGTAAATCCTTGTGACATATTATCTGCTTATTTCTTCCCAATCCATTGATGCTAGAATATCACCACCTGGATTATCAGTAGCAACTACAATAGTAAGTTCAAATGGTGTTGACGTAAATGAATTTCTTTCAAGCTGTGTTTTAAATAATGCTTCTTTAAGGATATCAACCTGAGTAGACCCTTGATTTGTTGCACTAAAAAATCCACTTGCAAGTATTCTACCTCCTGTAAAAGAAGTTCCTGTTATGTTGTAATCTACAGAAGAACCACCAGGGGCACCAACCCAACTACCCCCTGATGTAGTTCCTGATGCTATAACCTGCCAATTATAATGACCTGATGTGGTTGCTATTACAGAAATTGCTGTACATATTATAATAGCATCTAATCTATCAGGAGATGTTTTAAGACGTATACTTACTATAGGATAAAATGTACCCGCTACCGCTAAGTTCTTTGGAGCAGTTACAGGAAGACCAATTGCTTGTTGTAGCCCATTGAGTTGGTAGCCACCTTCAGACATTACAGTAGAACATATCTGCTTTAATCTACTTGAACTAGCTGTAACAGCTGTGTTAGTTATCTCATACCTCAACGGCAATGATGCTGTTGTAATATAGGTAGAAGTAATTAAGTTAGCATGATGAAACTTATGACAAACATAGAAGTTACCATTTATAACAAAGCCCATTCTAACTGTTCCTACCCCTAACCATTCTAGGTCCATGAACAAGATCTGAGCTTTTGTTAAATCAAGAGTGATACCACTAGGTCCTGAACCATCCATCTTATCAACATTCCAATTTGCTTGGACCACCTGATTGTTTACTAATGAACCTGAAACAGAAGTTCTTTCATAAAAACTTACTATAGTATTATTCAGTTCTAGATAATAACCATTAGCTGCTCCATAATATCCAACCCTTTGTCTGAGTCCTGTTTTAGCAGCGTTCATTACAAATGTGCTTAAGACAAGAAGACTTTTACCAGGTTGATATGAGAAGACTTTAGTTGTCTCCCTGATAACTTCAGAACCTGATGCTGTGGTTACACCTAAATTAACTAAACCTTCATTAGCATCAAATGTAGCAGACCCACCTACTGCTGTAGATGTTGACCATAACTCATTATCATCAAATCTATGACTAGAATCAAATAATGTAAATGGTTCACTTACTCTTAGTCTACCAAATGCATCTATATTAGGAGTATTTGCAAATGAAATCTCACTACTAATAATATTATATGAAGCGTATCCTTGTGCCATGTTAACTTATTTCAGATCCGTAAAGTGAGAATGATAGATTGGTATTTGAAGCATACACCCGTACAACATCAGTTGCGGCCAAAGTTACACCTATTGTAGCAATAAATGTATCATTAGCACCTATAGGTAAATCATAATAGATATAATCCTTATTAGTAGTAGATGCTCCACCAATGGCAATCGAGATTCTAAATGTAGACAAAACCGTTGACCTGTTACATACTATAACAGAACTGGCAATTGTTGAGGTAGCTGCCGGTACCGTATACAGAGCTGTCTCTGTTGTAGCTACCGGGTTAGACTGTCCTAATGTTTTATATACTGTTGGCATATTCTTTTATTATTTGGTAAACTTATGTAAGTTCAACAATTTAACTATTTTATTAGTCCACTCTTCAGCCTGAGATACAGCATCTTCTTCCTTATCTTTAATATCCCAGTTATGAAGCAGTATTGCCATATGCATAGCCTCATGATTAACAAGAGTTATATCAGTATAATTTTTTTTAAAATGCTTCTTATTAAGAAACAAAAAAGGTTTATATGGAGCCTTTGCTGCTAGCTTTTTATCTCTGGGGTCATAATTAGTCCATCCATAAATATAAATGCCATTACCCCTAGTCTTATCTATCTCTTCTTCCTGGGCATCTTTACGGTTAAGTCCGTGCATCTCATCTACACCATAATAATCAAATATCTCAGTAGCATCTTTTCCTATAAGAAGGACAAATTTACCCATGTCAATTTTTTTCATATTATCCTCCCATTAATAAAAATGGAGATAATGAATCCCCACCTGTTGTTATTGTCCATGTTCTATCGGCACTTAAATCATAAGATACCCCATTTATAGTTAAGATCCTAGTAACCGGTACATAGTTAGTAGAAAGATATGTTATAAGATCTGTCTGTGCTGTAATAGTACCGGTGATACTACCCCAGGCTACAACAGCCGGTGGTCCCGATGGACACCCACTGATATACTTAGCCAGGCCAGCAGCATTATATACCGTAACCGGGGAAACCCCAGAGAAACAACCATTACTTTTAATTACACCAATACTCATTATGGAATCTTAGCAAAAGGTACAGAACTATAAGACATCTGATAACTAGTCCCGGCAACACTAGTAACCACATCAATACTATCCCCGGGGAACAGAAACAACTCAGTAACATTAACAGTATCCCCAGGATCTAGAGACAAAGCATACAACAAAACAGTAGTACCATTAGATACCCGGGTAACATTAATCTCTATATCATAAGCAATGGGATTATTAAACAAAAAAGATACACTTCCTTGATATCCCCTAGGATACGTAATAAGAGGATTACTACCTATACTAAGTATACCCTGTTTAATCTGAATACTGTTAATTACTGCCATACCTCAAAGATAAACCCAAAAATAATTTTTTCCTAAAATTTTTATTGTATAAATAGTGCACTGTTAGGGATCCCTATACAGCACACCCCCGGGCCTGCCGGCAGAGTGGGGTACCCCCGGTCTGTTGTACAGTATTAAACTCTTTACCAGGAGGAAATTTAAATTTTATATCTATGGAAAACAATCTACAGAGATGTACATGTGGTGACACAAGTGTATCCTATCATCCTGACGAGAACCAACATGAACCTAATTGTTGGGACTGCTGGCACCAAGCAAATGACAAGAGG